GGGGCCATTTTTACGCCAGAGGTCGCTCAAAACGACCTCTTTTTTTATGGCGAAATAAGTCTTGGATTTTCTGTTTTTTTAAGTTTTTTACTAACAAATTGTTTTGATGGTTTATATTCCATTATCTCTGCAAAATCATCTAAGAATAAATCTAGATAATTTGCTTTTAAAATATTGATATCCCTCTTCGCATCATTTAAATTTGTCTCATTTTCTAAGAAGGTAAATGATGTAATTTTTGATTCTGTTCTTAAAACGCCATTGTCTAATAAACTGATTGAATAATCAGATGGAACTTTACGACCTTTTGGATGAATTAATTTACCACCTGAGTCTCTTAAAATATCAGTTTCATAATGATGAATATTTGATAACTCCTCTGATGTATATTTTGCATTGAGATAAGTTAAAAAATCCTGATTACCCATTGGCCACTCATCTCTCACATGTACGATATTATTTGTTGTCAATATTACCCAGTCAAGTCCAGAATCTTTGTAAAATCTGTTTGCAACCTGATCTGGTCTCTCATCACCAATGACAGAATATTTTGTGAATGCTGTAACTTCATCAAAAACATCATCACGCAATACAGCTCTCTTAAATATGTTTTTTACAATATGGTAGTCATATGCAGAGTTTCGATCATTCCTTAAAGACGGATAATCTAGATCTGGTAGTTGTTTAAAATAACTATTTGGTGATCCTTTATATTGTGATGTTGAGTTTGTATATGCCATATTAGTAACCTACACTGCTAGTTGGAGTTAGTGCTTGATCATTATAGTAAATTGGTCTCAGTTCAACAAAGTTCAAATCCATCGTAATTTCAACTGGTTGTGAATCTTGATATGCAGACCAATATGAGTTTGGAGCATAATCTGTGTTTATTGAAGTTAACGCAAGACCGCCTGGGCTAAATCTATTTACAGTATCTAAAATACCAGCTTCCCCACTACCTCTTCTATACTCTAATGAAAATACATCTGGACTTTTTAAGTATGTGGAACTTCTAAATTTTGGCGCCATACCTAATTTTAAAAATCTAATTATATTTCTTATCATTACACCCTCTTTTTGACTTCTAGCTATCATTCGATATTTAAAGGTAAAATCCCTTAAAGCAGGGCCTTGAAATAACATCTCTGCATTTGGATTTAAAACTGTACCACCTTGTCTTGCTAAAACTGTATCCGCATTTAAATCTGTACCCAAGAGAGTTCCCGCTGTTTTAGCCACGATCTGATTATATACCGCACCTGTTGTTTTTCTTCTTACGGAACCACCTTGTTCTCCACCTCTTTCATCTTTTAATTGTTGAAATGCAGCCAATCTTCTTTCCCTTTCATCTGGAGTCTCGCCTGGTTGACCGATAAGTTTTGATGCTAAACCAGCAGCTGCCATTCCTTGTGCATTTAACTCACTTTTGCCCCAATCTGCAGCGTTTACATCAGTTACCTTTGGCATTGGTAATATGACACTTCCTTTTAATTTACCTAAAACACTACCACCTCTGACTGCTTTTACATTTGTTATACCTCTCTGTAATTCAGTATCAGTACCTTGCATTGCAACCTCACCACCGAGAGGCCCTTCACCAAAACCCTCAAGAGATGGAGGTTTACTTGCATTTATACTGCTTCGTAAATATTCATGTCTCGTAATTTTAAGATGATCCTGTTTAAGATCAATGTCAAAAGGATACGCATATAATTGACTACCTTTAGCTTCGGGATTATATCCACTCTCACCACCACCTGTGGTTCCAGTGGAACCAGTTGCATATGCGATTGCTTTTGGTTTATCAAAATCATTATCTATAAATCCAGCATTATCAAATGCTTTCTTTTTATCTGTATAAAAAGAAGTTACTTCTTCGTTACTCGCAAAATCAATTGTTTGATCTTCTTGACGATAAGCAGTTTGATTTGGCCCCTCTGTTGCAATATTAAAAGCTCTTTTTGCTTGATTGCTATTGATTAACGTATTAAAATCTGGATCTGATGGACTAATTGGTTTAAAGGTGTTATTTCTTGCAGTTCTTTCACTTACGCCAATTAACTTATCATTCACAAACGAGAAACTAACCTTATCAAAGGTCACTCCTTCTACTGCATATACTTTACTTTTTTTCTCTGACATTAGTTTTTGTTGTAAACTCGATCTCTTGAAACTGGTATTCCTCTCATATCAACGAATCTTTCAGTGGGCAATTGTGCCACATCTGACCACTCGGCACTTGGAATACGATACGGTGTGCCTCTCACGCCAGTATAAACATATTTATGTAGAGTTCTGCGAGGAACTGCAACTGCACCTTGAGCAGAGTTATTTAGTAAGCTTGTCGCAAGTTCATCTCTTTGAGTCAAAGGGACATAGTGAACATTGCAACCTAAGAACCCACCCTTTTGATATTCAATCACATATGATAAAGGATACATGTCATAATATGGTTGTTTTGTCTGTGCTGAGTATGTGAAAAAATATAATTGGCCAGGAGCAAATCCAGCTGTATCTGCAGCGTCATCATCAAAGTTTGTGTCACCAAGTTCTTCAAGTAACTGACTCCGAAAGAAGTCTTCAGTGACTTGACCTGTAACTCTGTCCATTATGTTTTGAAGAATACTCATCTGATTCCTAGTTCTTTCTCAGTCATAATTTTGAACTCTAATTTACGATCATCACAAAACTCTCTTGCAGCTTTCCACTTTGCTTGATTTTTAACATAAGTCATTGATTCATTTATCAAAGTTTTTCTTGATTTGCCTTTCGTAATCTTTGGTTCAAGTGTTTCTCTCAATGGTTTCACTTCAATCACTGATCTACGAATATTATTATCCTTGTCCTTATATTTAATAAAAAAATCAGGAAAATACCTACGAACACGATTAGTGGTTGGATCTTTATAAGGTATCCAAAATTCTTCAGACGCCCATTCAAGCACATTCTCATTCAAATCACAGTAATTCATGAATTTTCTCTCCCAAAGAGACCTATAAATAATATTACGGTGATCACCCTTATATTTTTTAGGGTTAGAAGGTCTATATATCCCTTTATAGCTCATATATAATAATAACAACTTAAGTTTATTTATCGTGTCATTTCCAAGAAGTTCAGAAATATTTAGAGGAGATATGAGAGATGTCCGTGATACTGTCGCACGGCCGTCTCTGGATACTTATTATCAAGTTAATTTTTCATTTGGACACTTTGATAAGTGGTTGGCACAGGCAAATGGTAATGATGGCCCTGATTCTAAAAAAAGAACTCAGGCGAGAGGATTTCAAAGAAAGATGTCCTTATTATGCACACAGGCAGAAATTCCAGGCACAAGTTTTGTAGAATCCACTGTGGTTGGACACCATCAGGGTATTCAAGAGTCATTTCCACAATTAAGAAATTATCCTCCTTTAAATCTAGTGTTTTATGTTGACGCAGATCATGTCATCTTAGAGGTTTTGGAAACTTGGATGTCTTATATTAATCCAATACAAACAAATCAAAGAAGATTCAACGCTTATTCAAGATTCAACTATCCAGAGAACTATAAAGAAATTATTCACGTTTCAAAATTTGAAAGAGATACCTTTGTGGGAGATAAATTAAAAGGAGACTATAAAACTGAAATAACAACTTATGAATTTGTGAATATTTGGCCTAGTAATTTAACTTCAATAAGACTTGCCTATGGAGACTCAAATGTGTTAAAATGTAATGTACAGTTTTTGTATGATAGATTCTTCACAAGTTTCCATAAAGTTGACATTGGTGCAGCACCAGTTAACACATCAGATGGTGTGATTACCTCAAAAGATGCACAGGGATTTCCTGTATTTGGAGAGAATTTTGAGGATATAAATTCAATAAAATACGGAGGTGGAACAGTAGAGGAACATCTTGGTTATTTTAGAAACAGAAGGACTAAGAACAGAGAACGTACCTTTGAGAACTTTAAAAATTATTAAGGATAACCTCCCTATATAAAATATCGAATAGATTATTATGCCATTACCAACCATTGAAACTCCAACACATGAGTTGAAGTTACCTTCCTCAAGTAAGAAAGTTAGGTATAGACCATTTCTTGTAAAGGAGGAAAAAATATTAATCATTGCTCTTGAGTCAAAGAACCAAAATGAAATCACAACTGCTGTGACAGAAGTTTTAAAAAAATGCATTTTGACAAAAGGGATTGATGTTGATAGTCTACCTACATTTGACATTGAATATTTGTTTCTAAATATTCGTGCTAAATCAATTGGAGAGGACATTAAACTAACTGTGACCTGTCCAGATGATAGAAAGACAAAAGTTCCAGTCACAATATATGTGGATGAAATCAAAGTTGTCAAACCAAAAAATCATAAGAAGGACATTGTTCTAGATGATAAATTGACTCTTCGCATGAAGTATCCATCATTATCTCAGTTTATTTCAAGTAACTTCGATACAGAAGATGAGGCAGAAGAACTGGTTGATAAAACCTTTAAAGTTGTTGCTGATTGTATTGAGACTATTTTTACTGAGGAGGATGCATGGGATGCTAAGGATTACACTCCACAGGAAAGAATTGAATTTGTAGAACAACTAAACTCAAAA